CGCTTCAACTTCTTGGCGGCGCTGCGGCTAACCCCGCGAGTGATGTTGCTGGGGACACGCTGACGCTCCCGAACTCGACGGTGGTCAACAGTCGTGTGAAGCTGACCTGCATCACCGACAACGGCACCAACTCGATTTGGAAAGCCGAGACGCTGACGAGCCCGATTGCCACCATCGCTTGATAGGAGGCCCCTATGGGCATGTACGATGTACTTACGAAGTACATAGCAGCGGACACTACCGCTGCTGATGCTGATGGCGTGTGCCAGTCGCAGACACCTGCGGCTGGTGGGGTTCAGAACCTGACCATCAATGGCGCGTTGTCGTCTGGTGGGGTGGCGACGTTCGTTGCGGCCCGCTTCATCACCATCACGTCAGCGGGCGCAGACAGCGGGCGCACGTTCACTGTTACCGGCACTAACGTAAATGGAGTTGCACAAACGGAGACGATCACCGGCCCTGCTACAACTACTGTGACGGGGACGAAGTACTTCCGCACGGTTACTCAGGTGAGCGTGGATGGCAACACCGCCGGTGCCATTACGGTCGGCATGGCCAATAACTCGCTTGATGTGGTTAATGCTGGGCGCATCAGGATGCGCGGTATCTATATCGTGCATACAGCTACAGCAGGAACGATTCCGTTCCTGAACGGAAGCGCCACAGGAACGTCTCTCATTACCGTTCCAACGATTGCCGCAGCCAACACGACACGTGATCTAATCATCCCAGATGATGGGGTGATCTTTGCTGATGGTGCCTACATCACCTACACCGCAGGAACGACTGTTTTTTCTAGCGTCTTGGCGATGTACACTTGAGGAACTCAGATGGCGAAGTCTCCCGCATGGACACGTAAGGAAGGCAAAAACCCGAAGGGTGGGCTCAATGCCAAGGGGCGCGCATCCGCCAAGGCTCAGGGCATGAACCTCAAGCCCCCTGCTCCTAATCCTAAGACTAAGGAGGCTAAGGGTAGACGCGCTAGCTTCTGTGCTCGCATGAGTGGCATGAAGAAGAAGCTTACGTCGAAGAAAACCGCAAACGATCCAGACTCCCGCATCAACAAAAGCCTCCGGGCGTGGAAATGCTGAGGACATCATGCCGCTGACGAAGAAGGGCGAGAAAGTGAAGAGGGCCATGCAGAAGCAGTATGGCAAGGAGCGCGGAGAGCGTGTGTTCTACGCCTCCGAGAACAAGGGCAGCATCAAGGGCGTAGCTAAGAAAGGGTCGAAGAAATGATGAGCCGTGGTAATATGGGCAAGCAGATCGCGACTGCCCCCTCCAGCAAGAAGATGGCCAAGGGTGGCAAGACGTTCAAGGCTTGCCCGACATGCCCGTCGCCTGCGAAGTGCAAGGCAGCGGGGCGTTGCCTGAAGGCAAAGTGATGAAAAAGCCTAAGTCTCGCGTCAATGAGGCCGGGAACTACACGAAGCCTTCCATGAGGAAGGCTTTGTTCGAAAGCATCAAGTCTGGCGGCAAGGGCGGCAAACCGGGTCAGTGGAGTGCTAGGAAGGCACAGATGCTGGCGCAGCAGTACAAGGCCAAGGGTGGGGGGTATAAAGATTGAAGGCCCCGCAGAAATCGCTCAAGGCTTGGACGAAGCAGAAGTGGCGCACCAAGTCTGGCAAGCCGTCTACGCAGGGGCCAGAGGCCACTGGAGAGCGGTATCTCCCGGAGGGTGCCATCAAGTCTCTGTCGTCGTCAGAGTATGCAGCGACAACCAAGGCAAAGCGTGAGGGAACCCGCAAGGGCAAGCAGTTCGTTGCACAACCGAAGGGTATCGCCAAGAAGACTGCCAGACATAGGGGCACCAAGTAATGGCCGTGGTTACACCAGACCTGCCTGAGATCTTCGAGGAAGCCTATGAGCGGGCTGGCATTGAGATGCGCTCTGGCTACGATCTGAAGACTGCTCGCCGCAGTCTCAACATCCTCACTTTGGAGTGGCAGAACCGTGGTCTGAACCTCTTCACTATCGAAGAGGGAACGCAGGCACTCACGGCTGGTACAAAAACCTACACGCTACCTGCTGACACCATCGACCTCATTGAGCACCAGCTTAGAACCGGCACTGGTGTAAACCAAATCGACACTGCTGTTGAACGGGTTAGTGTTTCCACCTACGCACAGCAGACCAACAAGAACACCCAAGGTCGTCCGACCCAAATCTACGTTCAGAGGCTGGCGACAGAAACGAAGTTCACATTGTGGCCGGTGCCTGACAACACCACGTCCTACACGCTCTTATACTACCGGCTGAGGGGGATTGACGGACTTTCCTCTGGCATTGGTTCCACGATCACCTCTGTTCCTCCCCGCTTTGTACCGGCGCTTGTGGCTGGCATGGCCTACTACATTGCCATGAAAAAACCTCAGCTTGCCAACAGGGTTCCGGGTCTCAAGCAGGAATATGAGTTTCAGTTCCAGCTTGCAGCCGGTGAGGACGAAGAAACTGCATCGATCAAGTTCGTCCCCTACGACACGTTCATGATGGGTTGAGCATGCCATACGCTAGAGCAAAACATGCCTTTGGCTTCTGCGACAAGACGGGCTTCAGGTATCCGCTGCGAGATCTTGTGCCTGAATACCAGAACGGCGTGAAGACTGGCTTTCTTGTCGGCAAGGATGTGTTTGATCCTGATCAGCCGCAGAACTTTCTCGGTCGTTTGAAGATCAACGACCCACAGTCGTTGATGAACCCGAGGCCTGACACAAGTCAGGCTGAGTCTCGTGCTTTGTTTGGATGGAATCCAGTTTGGAACCCGATCCAGTTTATGGTAGGTTCTGTAGGGACTGTAACTGTCAACACAACCAATGGAGCGTGACATGAAGAACGGCATGAAGAAGATGATGGGCGGCGGCTACATGCAGCCCATGGGGATGAAGGAAGGCGGCTCCATGAAGATGGTCGAGAAAGATGGGAAGAAGGTTCCTGCTTTTGCGGCTGACGGAAAGGGCAAGATGGCCTATGGCGGCAAGGTCAAGAAGACGGCCATGGGTGGTTCTTGCCGTGGCATGGGCGCTGCCAAGCGCGGTGGCAACTTCAAGATAGCGTAAGTTCAGATGAACTATTCCGAACTCGTTCAGCTAGTCCAAGACTACACTGAGAACAACGAGACGAGTTTCGTCTCGAACATCCCGAACTTCGTGCGTCAGGCCGAGGAGCGGGTGTTCCGGTCTGTCATGCTGCCCGAACTCCGGAAGAACGTCACTGCTACAATGACGGCGGGCAACCAGTACCTTGCCCGCCCATCCGACTTCCTTGCTGTGTTTTCGATTGCCGTTATCGACGGTAGTGGGAACCACAACTACCTCTATGACAAGGACGTCAACTTCATCCGTGAGGCGTATCCTTCTGCTTCGACTCAGGGACTGCCGAAGTACTACGGGCAGTTTGACGGTGATTTTACGTCTCCTCCGTCTCCGGGTAACTTCATTCTTGGGCCGACGCCGAGTGCAAACTATTCGGTCGAACTCCACTACTACTATGATCCGCCGTCCATCGTGACGTCCAGTACGTCTTGGCTTGGGGACAATGCTGAGACTGTGCTGCTCTACGGCACGCTGATTGAGGCGTACACTTACATGAAGGGCGAGCAGGATCTGGTTGCACTTTACACCGAGCGTTATCGTGAGTCTCTTGCGCAGCTTGGCGGCGTCAGCATCAGGAGCGGGCGCGATGAGTATAGGGATGGGAGGCTTGTAGCATGACCGTAATCCGCATGCCGAATGGATCTGAGTGGGCACCTGCCACGAGCGTGACTCTGGTGCATTGCGTCAACTGTGGCAATGCAGTGGACACGCCGGAAGAGGAAGCGAGTTACCCGAATGGGAAATGCCCTGACTGCGGGAACTCATGGACTGGAACGGAGAACAAAGGTGTTCGTGTTACCGTGACTGCGCCTAAGCAACTCAGCGGAGCGACACTGTGATCGCAGCACTGAAACTTGATCTGCCGCAGGACTTCAGTGTCATGGTGCGCACCACGCACAAGCGTGGTTTCACGCCCGAGGAGTTGGCGCAGCAATGCGCGGAGAAGATTGTCGGCATCTCTGACACGGCACCGCAGGCGATCAGGGATCAGGCTCATGCTTTCAAGGAGCGCGTGGAGCAGGTGATTCTGCTCTACCTGAAGCAAGCTGTTCACAGTGACCGGACTACTGTGTATAATGCGTTGAATGACGCGGGCCATCCGGGGCTTGCTGATCTGGTACGGAGGATCTGACGTGGCGTTCACCGGCAACTTCATGTGTACTTCCTTCAAGAAGGAACTCCTTCAGGCTGTACACAACTTCACTGCTTCGACGGGTAACACCTTCAAGCTGGCGCTCTACGACAACAGCGCCTCGTTCACGGCTGCGACCACGGCCTATACCGCGTCCAACGAGGTCGGGAACTCTGGTTCGTATTCTGCTGGTGGCGGTGCTTTGACCAATATCACACCGACAACTAGCGGCACGACTGCGCTTACGGACTTTTCTGACATTACGTTCACGTCAGCGACGATCACCGCGTTTGGCGCGCTGATCTACAACGACACTGCGGCAGGAGATCCGTCAGTTGTTGTTCTGGACTTCGGCGGCGCAAAAACCTCGACGGCTGGTGACTTCCAGATCGTGTTCCCCACCGCTGACGCGAGCAACGCGGTCATCAGGATTGCCTAAACATGGTTGATGTCACCGTCCCCTTTACCGGCTGGGGCCGCGCGGGGTTCGGTGAACTAGCGTGGGGGGAGGGCGATGTAGCCTTTCCCGAAGCTACTGGTGCCGTAGGTGCAGTCACTGTTGTTGAGGGCACCGGCGTCACAGTCGATGTGACGGGCGTAGAGGCCACTGGCGCGGTTGGCAACGTCGTTATCGTCCTTGATGTAGATGTGCCCGTAACGGGCCTCTCAGCTACTGGAGAGGTCGGCACAGTTACTGTCATCGAAGGCACTGGCGTTATCGTCAATGTCACAGGCGTTGCTGGTATAGGTCAGGTTGGCGTTGCGACTGTAGAGGCAGACGCGAATGTCCCGGTAACTGGGCTTGAGGCGACTGGTGGCGTTGGTAGTGTCACTGTCATTGGCGATGCAAACGTCAATGTCACCGGCGTCAGCGGCACTGGACAGGTTGGTCAGGTTACAACTATCTGCGATGCCAATGTCTTCGTGACTGGTGTTTCGGCTACTGGATTGGTGAGACCTGTGCTAGTGTGGGGCAGGATTGTCCCAGACCCCGGAACCGTCTATACTGATATCACGCCAAGCCCCGGAACTATCTGGACTCAGATCGCTGCGTAGGGAAACAAGATGCCGAGTTCATATACCCAGACAGGCATAGAACTGATCGCCACTGGCGAACAGTCTGGAACGTGGGGCACCACGACCAATGTCAACTTAGAAATCATCGACCGCCTGACGAACGGCGTAGGTGCAATTGCACTTTCTGGCACGACGCACACGCTAACGACGACGGACGGTGTTTTGTCTGACGGGCAGTATGCAGTGCTGGTGTTTGGCGGAAGCCCGAGCGGCACGAACACCGTGACGATCTCGCCGAACGATGCGCAGCACGTCTACATCGTGAAGAACGGCTCAGGTCAGAGCGTGGTGCTTACGCAGGGGTCTGGCGGCAACGTCACGATTGCGACCAACAAAAGCGCCATTGTCTACGCAGATGGCGCTGGGGCTGGCGCTGCTGTCGTTGATGTGACGAACACCTTCAACTTCCAGCCTTTGACGGCCACGCTTACGGCGATTGGCGCACTGGCTGTTACGGACAGCAACATCATCGTCGGCAATGGCTCGACGTGGGTTGCGGAAAGCGGTGCGACGGCACGGACTTCCTTGGGGCTTGGCACTGGCGACAGCCCGACCTTCACGGCTGTGACGGCTGGTCAGGTCGA